TTAATTAGTGCTGCATCAAGCAATGAAATAGGAGGCGGGTTACAAACTTTAAGTGGACCTGTAAATAATAAATAATGACATACGCAGAATTAGTACAAAAAATTAGAGATTACACAGAAGTTAGTTCTAATGTTTTAACAGCTACTATTGTTGATGGTATTATAAATGATGCTGAATTTAGAATTTTAAGAGAAGTAGACTCAGATAACAATAGAAGATATGCTACGGCGAATGTATTAACTAGTACTAGATTTATAGACACTCCTACTAATGCTTTAACTATAAGATCAGCTCAAATTGTGGACTCAGACGGTACAGCTTCTGCAGATAATAGAGAATTTTTACAGTTCAGAGACACTAGTTTTATGTCTGAATTTAACCCTACGGGAGCAACAGGAGTGCCTAAGTACTATAGTTGGTGGGATCAAGACACTATCGTAATGGCTCCTACACCTGACGCTACTTATACAATTCAGTTAAATTATGTCTTGAAAGATCCGGGTTTATCGGCTACAAATACGACTACATACTTAAGTACATATTTTCCCAATGGACTTTTATATGCGTGCCTCGCAGAGGCTTATGGATTTTTAAAAGGTCCTGTTGACATGCTTCAGTTATATGATAATAAGTACGTAGAGGCTGTTAAAGGATTCTCAATTGAACAAATGGGAAGACGAAGACGGGATGAATACCAAGCAGGTGTTCCTCGAATAGGAAAACAATAGGAGAAAAAAATTATGGCTATAACACAAGCGATCGCAAACACATTTAAGAAACAGCTTTTCGAAGCAGATATGAATTTTTTAGCAAGTCAAGATAAATTTAAAATAGCTCTTTATACTTCTTCAGCAACTCTAAACTCAGCAACAACTGCATACTCTACTAACCCAGGTGGTGGAGCTAATACTGAAGTTGCTAACACTGGTCAATACACAGCAGGTGGTGGACTACTAGCTAATCTAGGAACATCATTAACAGCAGGTGTGGCAAGAGTTGATTTTAGTGACAGATCTTTTACAGGCGTAACTCTAACTGCTAGAGGCGCTTTAATTTATAACACATCATCAGCTACAACTAATGCTGCAGTATGTGTTTTAGATTTTGGAGCAGATAAAACAGCTACGTCAGGTGTTTTTACAATTCAATTCCCAGCAGCTACATCAACAGCAGCGATTTTAAGAATCTCTGGTTAATTAGGAGGTAGCCTCCTATGGCAGGATGGAATCAACAAACTTGGGGTTTAGGTACTTGGGGTTTATTAGGAGACATTAATGTTTCTTTAACCGGTATATCTCTAACAACTTCACTTGGTGATGAAACAATTACTGCAGGTGCGACTGCCTTTCCTTCTACAAATTTATTAACTGCCAGTTTAGGTAATGAAGCAATCGATATTGCAACTACTATTTTTCAAGACGGTATTGCCATGACTAATATTTTAGGAACAGCCGATGCTGGTCCTGACGCTATGGCTACAGGTAATCAAGCCAACATGGCTTTAGGTGCAGTAGAAGCTTATAACTCAACAGGTTGGGGCAGACAATTTTGGGGTAGTAATGCTTGGGGTGTAGAAGGAACGTGGGCAAACGTAGACGTATCAGGAATAGCTATGACTGCAGCTTTAGGTACTTCCACAGAAATTTCAGCGGGTGCAACTGTAACTCTTAATACTTTAAATATAGCTCAATTAACTTTAGGAGTAGTAGATCCTGCACCTGATGCAATGATTACAGGTAATTTCATGATTGCTGCTTTGGGTCAAATAGGTATGACTGGAGATGTTTCACCAGATGTTACTGGAATAGCAATGTCCGCTAATCTGAGTTCTGTGGCCGTTGAATTAAATACTCCTGTAGATATTACAGGAATAGCAATGTCCGCTAATTTAGGTTCAGTAGGTGTTGTAATTCACGTAGACGTAGCACTCACTGGATTAGCCTTGACTATGAACTTAAATAGTGTTAATGCTCTAATTTGGAACACCGTTCCAACAGGTTCAGCACCTACGGATCCTCCTGGTTGGGTGGAAGTCGCTGCATAAAGAGTTTGACACAAACTCTTATTTTTAATAAAATGAATGTTATAAGGAATTAAAATATGGCTAACTCAACATCAGCAAGTTTAAAACTCACAGTACAAGCAACAGGTGAAAACTCCGGAACTTGGGGTGCAATCACAAATACAAACTTATTAATTTTAGAACAAGCAATTGGTGGATACGATGCTTTTAACGTAACCAATGCTAGTAGAGCTTTAACTTTTACAAATGGAGCCGTATCAAACGGTAAAAATGAAGTTATTAAATTAACAGGTACCTTAGCAGGAAACCTTAATGTAACTATTCCAGATTCAGTTGAAAAAACATACACAGTAGAAAATACATGTGATCATGCAGGAAATACTTTAACTTTTAAAACTACATCGGGTACAGGTGTTCTTTTATGTGAAGGTCATTCTTACAATTTATGGTCAGATGGAACTAATGTTTATAAATCTTCAGAACTAAGAAAATGGAGAGCAATCTCTAGTGCAGAAACAGTTCAAGCTGGAGCACAAATTTTAGTAAATACAAATGGTGGAGCAGTAACTATAACTCTGCCCGCATCACCTGCTACAGGAGATACGGTAAATTTTGTAGACCAGGGTTATGATTTCAACACTAACGCATTGACTGTTGGTAGAAACTCTTCTAATATAGCTAATGGAGCAGCGGATCTTGTAGTTAATACACAAGGTGCAGCTTTTGGATTAGTATATTCTGGAGACGCTACAACAGGATGGACATACACGGAGAAATAATATGGCAAATTACGAAGCAACTAAATATGATTTTGATGGAGCAAACCTTACAGGTATAGAAGGTACAGCTACAGGTACAATTTTACCATGGTCAGCAGCATCTCTTCCATCTGGATTCTTAGAATGTGATGGTACAGCAGTTTCAAGATCAACTTACTCTGCTTTATTTGGAATTATAGGTACTACTTACGGTGCAGGGGACGGTTCAACAACTTTTGGTTTACCTAATTTAGCAGATAACGTACCGATTGGAAAATCTCCAGGAAAAGCTTTAGCTTCAACAGGTGGAGCAAATACAGTTGCAGTTACTGCTACGGGAAACGTTGGTGGTTCAACAGCTAACGCAACTTTATCAACAGCACAACTTGCTTCTCACAGTCACTCACTGCCATTTAAAGACGCTGGTGGATCAATATATATGGCAAAACCACCTGCATCCCAACTTACAAATAATAATGCCGCTAACACAAGTGGTACAGGATCAGGTAGTGGTCACTCTCATAATATGAGTGCAAGTTTTTCAGGAAGCGCAGTTAATGCTGCAATCGTACAACCTTATTTAACTTTAATTTATATTATAAAAACTTAGGAGAAAAAATGGCAACTAACGCAAATTGGACAATAGTATTTGAGGATAAAATAATAATTAAAAATTATGCAGAGGGTGCTAGTGAAGGTGTTGGATATATTATATCTGATGATTCTTTTTGGTCTGATTCTAAATTTTCAAATATCTGGGCTATCCAATACGGCACAACAAACATTAATGATCAAGTAGAATACAGAGATGAGACACCTCATTCATCATTTGCTTATGCAAACATTGGAGAAATTAATCAATTTTCATCTAAATGGGATTCAGCACATTTAGCTCAATTACAATCTAAATGGGATAACGATAATGTTGATGATGAAACTAATGCTGAAAAAATTACAAGATTAGGTGCTAGACCTACATCATATTCATCTTAATAAAATATTTAAAGTAAGTCTTTGCCAGTTTTGAGTTTGACTTTCTGGAGTTTCTCCAGTGTGAAATTCATTTGAATTAAATATTACAGCACTCCCAGGTTTAAATTTAAATTCTTCTCCATCAACATGGAAAGAGCCTTTCCATACGTCTTGCCATACAGGAGTCATAAACAATATAGCTGTTTGTGTTGCATTATCTTGAGTATCTTGATGTAACCATTGATTTGGAGAACCCTCATATGTTAAGTTAAACCAACTTCTTTTAATATTAGTATGTAGGCCAATATTTTTTTTGTTAAGCATTTCCGCCATTCTAAAAACTAAACTTTGTACATATAGATACATTGGATAATTTAATATATCATCATTAAATTTTATTCTAAATAGAGGTGCACCTGAAAATTGTTTATTAGAAGGGTATTCTATCTCTTCTGATTTTCCCCCTACTGACCAACTTGAAGCGTTTATAATTTCTTTATAAATAAAAAAAAGTTCTTTTTCTGAAAAAATGTTATCTAATAATATTGGTTTCATCTCAACAGCATCCAAGAAGTTAAAATATATTTTTCACCAGATAAGGGTGGATTTCCTCTATGAATATAAGGCATTCCGGCAGGCCAAATAACTATTCTACCTGTCTTAGGTTTAACTCTTTTTGAAAAATGTAAAAATTCTGTTTCTCCACCATCTTCTATATCATTTAGAAAAACAGAAAAAGCAAAAGCACGTGGTTCATTATCAAATCCTTTATTATGTTCTATATGCCAAAGGTGATAGCCTTCTGTCGGTAAAGTTTTTTGAATCTTTAAACAAGTAAAATGAAATGGAGATCCATAAGCATCATCCGCTCCAGTGTTTTTAATATAATGTTTAAAAGCTATATCAAAATTAAACATCATAGTTTTTAAAGTTTCCCACCATACATCTAAATTATTTGGTGCTGCAAAAAAGTGTTGATCTTGTTTTTGTAAAATAGACGCATTCTCTGAACTTATTCTATTCATTGTATTATTAAATAAAGTTTGTTTTTCATATAATTGAATAGCTTTATCACATTCTTCTTTAGTAATGTAGTTATCATAGACGCCTATAAAATTATCTATATTAACTGTTTTTTCGTTCATTTAGTTTCTTCCATTTTTTATCAAAATTAAATCTATTTTCTATTTGTTGTATGTTAAAAATTAGACTGTATCTGTTTTTTTCTTTTTTATACTCTTCAAAACCATGTAAAATTTCAGGAGGAAATATATAATAATCTCCAGGCTCAGGAGTTATTTTTAAATTTAACTCAGGTAAAATTAATTCACATCCTTTTGTTAAATATAAAATACCATGTAAACAACTATGGCTATGAAAATTTAAACTATCTTTTTTTTTAATTTCATTTCCCCAAGCATTAATAACTACATTTTTTTCTAAAAAATATTCGAATATATTAGAATGAGTTACTTGATGTTTATTTATTAAATAAATCATAAAATCTTTGAATAAGGGTTTATCAATAAAATAATTCCAATCGGTCATACCTCCTTTTACGTTGGTATAATTTTTCATGTTTGGATCTAAGTTATTTTTAATATCTATAATTAAATTATTAATTACATCTACATAAGGATAATTACCAAAAATTATATTTACAGTTCTGGGATAAGTAATATTAATACTATTTTTGTTTTCTTCTAATTTATTATTTTTATTTAATATACTAATCATTTTATATCTAATACATCATATGCGTGATTTTTGTTAGGACCATTTTGATTAACATAATGAAAAAATACCTGCGCCATACCTTCACCTTTATACATACCGGGCCTTCCATGTTCTTGATCACAACCGGCATATAAAATTGCATCACCTTCTTCTAATTCAAAAGATGTTCCTTCAACTACAATAGGCCAGTTGTCATATTTTTTAATACAAGCAGTCACACTTATTTCACAAGCAGGTCTATCTGTATGTTTTTTTAAAGTTGCACCAAACACATAATATCTCCAGTAAGCAAAAGTTGGAAATAATTTTAAATTAGATTCTTCTTCAACTTTAGTTAATTTAACATCTAATAAAGAAGTCATTAAAGGATCACCGTACCATGCTGGAGAAAAAGACTGACTGTCTAATTTATAATCTTTATTTAAATCTAATTTGTTATAGCAATATTTTTCAAGAATATTAAGTTCTTTTTTTGAAAAGAAATTTTTAATAAGTTTATAATCTACTGTAGCCATGCAACTATACTATACCTTGTTCCTTTCGTAATGGGTTGAATACCATGAGGGTATATAAAACTACTTGGAAAAAATACAATAGAGCCTTTACTAAGTTTTAATCTTTTAATTTCTTTATTTTTCTGGTCTG